CCAGCAAGGCACTGGGCCTCTGGATTAACGTCTGCCCCGCCTGCCACGCCGCCATTCATTCAAGCGGCGACCTGCAAGACCACTACCACAAACAAGGCCAACTGCTTGCAGAAGCCTATTACCATTGGAACCATGACGACTTCCGCCGCCGCTTTTACAAAAACTATTTTGAGGACTAACCTATGTTGAATGTTGTTGCTATTATTGGCCGAATGGTCAAAGACCCGGAACTCAAAACCACGAACAGCGGAAAGTCCGTCTGTTCATTCCGCATCGCAAACGATTCCGGCTATAAGGATGCCAGCGGCCAGAGCCAGACGAACTGGCTCGATGTCACCGCCTGGGGCAAGACCGCAGAGTTCATCTGCAAATACTTCCCAAAAGGTGCCCTCATTGCCATTGATGGCCGCTTGCAGACGCGCCAGTATCAGGACAAGAACGGTCAGAACCGCACAGCCGTTGAAATCGTGGCTCAGAACGTGAGTTTCTGCGGCAGCAAGGAAAGTACCAGCCTCGCCACGCAGAACGCCGCACAGCGCCCCGCAGCCCCCTTACAGCGCACGCAGGGCATGCCCGATGTTTCCTATTCTTCCGGCCAGTCTGACGACTATGCCCTCATTGAGGATGAGGGGGATTTGCCGTTCTAGGAGGTGCGCGTCATGAAAGAAAGAACGAATGAAAGAAAGCAGCCGAGCCAGCTTGACCAGATTTTAGCCGTGCTGGAATCCGGCGGCACATTGACCGCACTGGATGCACTCGAGGACTTCGGATGCAGCCGCCTTGCCTCCCGCATCACAGACCTAAAGCGCCTGGGCGTCCCGGTGGCATCCCGCATGGTGCAGCGCCGCAACCGTTACGGCAGACTGTGCCGCGTCGCAGAATATTACTTGGAGTGTTGAAAAATGGCAAACGAGGGCTTCATCAAGCTATACAGAAAAATGCTCGAATGGGGCTGGTATGATGATGGCCCCACCAAAGATGTGTTCATTCACCTGCTTCTAATTGCCAGCTACGAAGACAAGTTCTATCGCGGCATTCCTTTGGAACGTGGTCAAGTTGTTACCACTGTAAAGGAAATGGAAGTCAAACTCGGGCTAACAACACGGCAAATCCGCACCGCTCTAAGTAAGCTAATTTCGACAAACGAAGTGACAAAGAAATCAACGTCGAAATTTACCGTCTACACGATAAATAATTACGCTGATTATCAGGCTTGCGACAAACAAAGCGACAAACGAGCGACAAACGAGCGACAAACGAGCGACAAACCCTCTAATACTAAGAAGGTAAGAAGTAAAGAATATATAGCTACTACTGCTGCCAGCGGCGCCGGGTGTGACCTGTATAACCAGGATTTATCCGACTGCATTCAGTGCTATGAACAGAACTGTGGTTCCATCCCCCGCGCTGTATCCGATGAAATCAAAGCGGCCCTGCAAAAATTTCCAGCCGCCATCATCTGTCAGGCAATAGAAGAAGCCGCCGTTCATAACTCCCGGCGTTGGAGTTACATATCCCAAATCCTGGCACGCTGTGAGCAGGAAGGAATCTACACTGTGGAAGCTTTCAAGGCAAAGCGCGACAGTGCTAAAGCGACCCGCACTACGCCACGCCAGACAGACGCCGCAGCCGCAATGGAGCGATTAAAGCAGCTCGCGAAAGGAGTGACCACCGATGACTGAACAGGAAACTGCCGTCTTTCTGCTGTCCTGCACCAACTACTGGGCAAACCTCATGCGCGGAAAAGACCCGGACGAAATGACAAAAGCCTGGGCCACAGCACTGAAAGATGTCCCCTTGCAAGCGGCCAAGAGCGGCGCGGCAAATCTGGCCGCCACACTGAAATTCCCGCCCACCGTTGCCGAACTGCGCACGGCGGCAGAGAAATTTCTCCCGCACAAAATCGAATCGTTTGACGTTCTGTTTGCTCGCACCTGTCATGCGTGCCTGCACTTTGACACACCGCTTTATCAGAAAATCCAACGCGACGAGGTAAATACGCAGGAGGCGTTGAAGCTGCATGCCAAAGTTTGAAATCATCACCTATTCCCGCTCTACCGGCGACATCACCCACTCCAAGCGCCTGTATTCCACGCGCTGGAACGCTGAAGCCGCCCTGCGCACCGCAGGATACACCCAAAATCCTCGCCTGCCGGATATATAGTACAGCGAGAAGTACTACGCGAAAGTAAAGGAGATAGCACCGTGATCCAAAAATACATCATCTCCCTGCCCCCTATTACCAAAAAGAACTCCCAGCAGATACTTACCAACCACCGCACCGGAAAGCCGTTCATTGCCCCCAGCAGGCAGTACAAGAAGTACGAACAGGCCGCCATGTGGTATCTCGCCCCAAAGCCGAAAGCCCCGCTGTCGGGCCGCTACCGCGTCGCCACGGTATTCTATATGCCGACGCGCCGCAAAGTAGACCTCACGAACTTGATGGAAGCTGCCCATGACACCCTTGTCGCCGCCAAAATCCTTGCAGACGACAATAACACCATCATTGCCAGCGTGGACGGCTCCCGTGTGATGTACGACAAATCCAACCCCCGCACCGAAATTTTCATTGAAGAAATGGAGGATGTGACAACATGACAGATGAAGTTTATGAGTACCAGCAATCCATGCAAGAACAGGCCAAGGCCGCACATCGCACACCAATTTCACCAACACGCACTGCAAGCGAAGCGGAAAATCACAAAAAAGACGGCCCCTGCCAGACCCTTGTTTTGCCCAACCTGCCAAGCGTGGCGGGACGTGTCAAGTATGCGATGGGCACTATGAATTTAAGCCAGTTCTCCCAGCGTACCGGCATCAGTGGCAGCTACTTAGGCCAGCTGTGCAGCGGCAAGGCAAAGACACTCAGCGCCTACAACGCAAACCGTATTGCAGGGGCTTCCAGTATGGGCGTTACCGTCGGCTGGCTGCTGGGTCTGCCCAAGACGGAGGAAAAGCAGCCGCCCACCCCGCCGCCGGAGCCGGAACTGCCGGATTTACCGGATTTCTGGGAGCGGCTGGAATGGGCTGTCAAAAACAGCGGGAAGACCAGAAACGCTATCAGCTATGAAATGGGCGCAAACACCGATTATATTTCATATTCACTCAGAAACAGAAGTGAAATCCGCGCTGACAAGGCCGACCCATTAGCAAAGGCGCTTGGCGTAGACAAAGGATGGCTTTTTAAGGGAATGGATTTGTATAAAGGAAAGAGACGAAACGAACGCATTGCGTCCTTGATAGAGTCCGTAAAGGATGACATGTTAGATGAGGGCATATCATATCAGGAAATGGCGAAACGCATTCGGGTAAATAAAGCCTCTTTGTACTACTGGATAAATGGTAATACGACGCCGAATGCCGCCGGTGTAAAAAAAATCAAGTATTATATCGAAAACTTGTCGCCCGCAGCAATGGATTTTAAAAAGGCACATGACGATGTACAAAAAAATGAAAAATCCCAAGCAAAAAGCGAAAAAATCGTGCAGCGGGTTGAAGGCGTATACACGGCTGAAACGCTGGCTGCTATTGTATCAGTCTTAAAGGGAACATACAAAGTAAGTTTAACATTAGAGGAAGTGAACCCATGAAAGCCAGACTTCATCCCACCCCGGCCATGCAAAAAGCCATAGATGCTTATGCAGAATCTAAAATTCAGGGCATCCAGAGCCGTGCGCAGGAAGCTGTCATGAAAGAGCACAACGACATTGCCACCCGCGCCACCTATCTGTGTCTGCTGGCGTGCTATCAGGTCGGTCTTTCTCCACGCACCCTGAAACGGATTCAGGATGCAATGACAGGCCCCGTTGCTGATAAATACAATGAGTACCGCAATGACCAGCTTGCCGACCTCTGGGCGCAGGTAACTCTGCAAAGCATCGGCATTGAAGCACCCAAAACAAAGGAGCCGCTATGACCACAACAAAATTCTGCAAGACCTGCGGGAAAATCATGTGGGATGTCCAGCCCTCAAAGCGCTATTGCGATTCCTGCATCCGCAAGCGCAATATCAAGAGCGCGCAGGCGTCCTACCAGCGCCGCAGGGATGCCGGTGTTTTGAAAAAAAGCAAGAAACCCGCTGCGCATCCCTGCCCGAAGAAAACCATAAAGCCCATTGAGCAATGTACCCGCGAAGCCGCCGCCCTTGGCCTGACCTATGGGCAGTATGTAGCCCGCGGGCTGGATAAGGAGTAAGACTATGGACGCAGTTGAATTTTACAAATCAATGAAGCGCATGTGTTACAGTGGTGAAATGTGTGAAAAATGCCCTCTATATAATAATTTCAGCGAAATGGGAAGTGTTTGTGATGTACTATTGCACATCACAGATGAGAAGGCTTCCAAAGTTAAAAGCATCGTTGAACAATGGGCAAAAGGCCACCCCGTAAAAACACGAAAAAGTGAATTTCAAAAAATGTTCCCGAATGCGAACATGTACAGTATTACAACCACTTTTTGCACTGCGCATTTTGACAAAAAGAAGGCGTGCGAGGTAAGCGTGCCATCTGAAGAAATGTGCGAGAAGTGCAGATACAAATACTGGAACGAAGAGGTTGATGAGTGATGGACGCATTAGAGTACGAAAAGGCACGCATTCGCATGTGCCGAACGATGATTCTCGGAAAGGACGGGTGCGCGGCCTGCCCTCTGTACGATGGACTGAGGCACCGTTGCTGGCTTGCTACATCCGCAATGACAAATACCGACATAGACACAATCGAAACGCATATTGACCGCGTAATTTACTGGGCAAAAGAACACCCCGTCAAGACCCGCCAGAGCGAGTTTTTGAAGATGTTTCCGAATGCAAAAACAATGGGTGGCGTGATTGCGATTTGCCAAAACGACATCGACAGCACATACAGAAACATGGAATATTGCGATCATAGCTTTTGTGAAGAATGCGGTAAAAAATATTGGAACGAGGAGGTAACTGATAATGGTAATGATTGATATCAAACTAAAGCCTTGCCCGTTCTGTGGTGCCTTCCTAGAAAACGAAGCGCCAAGCACTATCTGGTGTCATCCGCAAAACAGTTGTTTGCTGAGCCTCCGTGGCATTGTTGGAGCTGACCAAATCGCTCAGTGGAATACGCGCTACGATGCAAAGGGAAAGAAGGTGCTTGACGATGACTAACATTACAACCCTACGTCCCGGCGAGCACTTCATGTTCAAAAACTTTGAGTGGGTCTGCCTTGACCCTAACCACCCTGACGGCGGCCTGTTGGCAATTATGGCAAAGCCGTGGGAAAAAGATGTAAAATTCTGCCCAAGTGATAAATTTGCCGATGAAAAAGGCAACTGGAATAACTACCGCACCAGTAATGTGCGGGGGATTCTATCTGATATGGCGAATGCTGTTTTCGATAGAAAAGGTCTGCTGTCACATACTGTTGACCTTGTTGCCGACAACGGCGACAGAGCTTATGGAACTGTACATGACTTTGTTTTTATCCTCACCTGTGACGAGTACCGCAAGTACCGTGACTACATCCCACTCTACGACAGCTGGATTTGGACTGCCACGCCTTGGTATTGCGGCGATAAGGATTTTGGAACGGGCAAAACGCGCTACGTTCGCGGTGTAAGCCAGGAGGACCGGTTGGACTACTACTATGCGTACTACGGCGGGGCTGTCGCCCCGGCTTGTACTCTCAATCCGAAATTGCTAAATCTGCGCCAGAATATGGCGTATGTAGAGGAGGTAGCAGAATGAAGAAAAAGACCCGCGTTGCAGTGTACAAGAAATTTGACGGTCATTGCGCTTACTGTGGCCGCCACATTGCCTACAATAATATGCAGGTAGACCACTTCAAGCCGCAGAGGGCGTGGAACCCAGAGGATTCCGGAACGGACGACATTGAAAACCTTATGCCGTCCTGCCGTATGTGCAACCATTACAAACGCGCCCACGACCTTGAAACATTCAGACGATACATTGCGGAGATTCCGCGAAAACTGCAAGAGAACTACATTTACAAGGTCGGCATCGCTTACGGCAATGTGCTGGAAAATCCAAAAGCGATCAAATTCTATTTTGAGAAGGTGAGGGATAACCATGCGGCTGATTGATGCAGATAAAGTACCGCAACTATCTGATATGATCGGGTGCGCTTATGAGGGTGGAGAGTACCAAGCATATAAGAGCGGCGCAGAGTATGGGCGCGGATTGGTGGACAATACACCAACCATCGACCCGGAAAGTCTGCGGCCTACGGCGCATTGGATAAGCGATAGCGCCGGGAGCACAAATGTTGTATGTTCAGCCTGTAATGCAATTTCTTTCGCTGCTTATAATTTTTGTCCGGAATGCGGCAAAAGGATGGTGAGCGTACAAAAAAGGATGGTGAACGAAGATGACTGACTGGATAAGCATTAAAGACAGACTGCCAAAGCCGCAAACGGAAGTGCTTGCATTTAGGAGAGGCATAATGTATCTCGCCTGGTACGACAATGAAATCGGGAGATGGGCGTCCAATGAGTGGGGTCTCCTTGACGACGTCACCCATTGGATGCCGCTCCCCAAGCCCCCGGAGGTGACCCCATGACCATTATCCTTGTTATCGCCGCCGTCTGTGTTTACGACCTGTGCGGCCTGCTCGCCGTCCTGTACATCAACCACACAGACCGAATGGACACCGTAGACGGCGCAGACAACGTTATTGTCCTTGTTTTCTGGCCGCTGCTGGTCGTAACCCGTATCGGCATTGCATGTTATAGAATCATAAGGAGGCTTATAAAATGACTTCTACCCCAGCAGGCAACACCCAGCGTCAAAAATGGATGGAAAAATACGCCGCCTATCAGAAAGCCTTCATCGAGGCCCGCGATAAATTCTATGAATCCAACGCCGCCATGTCGGCTCACCCTGCCGATGGTATGCCAAAAGGCAACGCCCGCTCTGACCCGGTGGCCCGCCTGGCAGAACGGTACGATAAAGCCTATGCCCGGTACTGCCGTGCCCGCGCCGAGATGAACACAGCCTATTTCAAGCGGCACGAAGCTATGAACCCCCTCAACTCCGACCAGCAATCCGTCCTGATCGCCATTTACTTTGAGGGAAAATCACGCCGTGATACAGCAAAAGAACTGAACCGTTCCGATTTCTGGGTACGTGCCCAGGAACGCACCGGCCTGTTTCTCTTAGAGCTTCCCTCCGGTTGGGAACTTGATATTCTCCCCTGACACAGCAAAGCCCGCAGCTGTCGAGAAATCCTCGTCAGCTGCGGGCTGATTTTTTATTCCTGTACTGCCGCAATATTGTGGTAATACCGCCCGGCCTTATCCTCCGGCGCGTCCTTGTCCTCCAAAAACGCCGCCGCAAGGTCTGCGTAAAACTCCGGCCTGTCCACGCTGTTCTTGCGTGCCGCCTTGCAATAGTCGCTGTACATCATGTTCATCACAGCGGCCCACTTCCAAAGCTCGCAGGTCACACCGCGCGGCTCCATATAGGGGCGCGTCTGTTCCAAATCCCAGTGTGCCCCAAAGCTGCCGTCCTCGTTCTTCATGTTGTACATCCAGCTCATGGCATCTTCTTTGGTAAGCTCTTCATCCCCGCTGCCGCTGCACTTAGCGCACTCTTTAACATGCTCCCAGCATTCCAGCATCGAGGTCAGCACCGCCACGCTGCGCTCATTCACAGGGTAATGCTCAATGAACTCGTCAATCTCGTGTTCCAGCTTTACCTTGTAGTCTTTGATCTTCTCCATTGTGTGCACCTCATGCCAGCTTCACAACGCTGGCGCAAACGTGGGTCACAGTCCCGGCCACGCCGCTCAGCACGGCGCTGATCGTCGGCGTGCTGCCGCAGCATACAGGGATGTACACGACAGTTTCCGCATGGAAAGTGGAAACTTCGTTCGCTGCCACCGTTGCGCTTGCCGTCATGCAGGGCAGCGCAGCGGTATCCTTCATGCCTTGCAGCACTTCCGTGCCGGCAGCGCCCGCCGTAAACGTCACGTCATAGCTGATGCGGTATAACCCACTGTGTCGGATGATAAATCCGCCCGCGTTCGTGTCGATGCTGCACCCGGTATCTGTGTTCAGGATGCCCAGTACATTGACAGGCGTTGAGGTCGCGGCCATCGTCTGCGCCGTGTTGTTGTAGGCGTTCTGTGCGCTCTTGAAATGGGAATTTTTCAGCCTTTCATTGCAAGCCATAAAACTATACTCCTTTCCTCAAAAAAGCCCGCACAGCGCTTGCCGTGCGGGCTGACGCTGTTACAGCGATTATGCGCAGCCGCCGCAGCCACAGAACGGGCTGGGGCCTGCCGTGTAGGTGTAGCCGTTGGGGTAACGCACCACGCCGTACATGCGGTTGTCCATCTGCAAGGCGTTTACCTTGTCGCGCAGCTGCTGAATCTCGTTGGCCTGCATCAGCGCACGGGTCTGCTCGCCTTCGGCGCGGATTGCATTCGTGATGTCGCAGGTCTGGCGGTCCATCTGTGCGGACAGGTTTGCCGTCGCAAGCCGGTTCTCGCAGCAGCAACTTGCAATCTGCTGCTGGATATTGTTGCCGGTCTGCATTACGGTCTGGTTCAGATTGCTCTGGCCCAGTGCCACTTCCTTGCCAAGCTGACCAATGCCGCCCTGCATCTCGAAGCCGAGATTGCAGACGCCGTTGCCCAGATTGGTCAAACGGTCGTTGAGCTGCCCAAAGTGCTGGCCGAACAAAATTTCCTGCTGGCTGGCAGCGGTGGCATACTGGCCGAACTCGCCCTGCCGGTTGCCCCAGAAGCCGCCGCCCATGAAGCAGAACAGGAACAAAATCACGATCCACCATGCGCCGTTTCCGCCGAAGCCGTTGCCGTCACCGGTTGCCGCGCGCAGGTCACTCAAAGAGTACCCATTGTCCATAGTATCCAATCCTTTCGTAAGATTTGTATTTATAAACCGTGTCGACCCGGCTTATATCAGTAAAATATACCCTTGAACTGTTCCGCCTGCTGTTTCAGCTGCTCAAACTGCTGCTGGCTCATTTGCCCATCAGCAAGCATCTGCTCCACGATTTTCTGCGGGTCTTTCCCCTGCATCTGCTGTTTGAACTGCATAAACTGCTGCACCACGTTCATCGGGCTATTTGGCATTGCGCTTTTCCCCATTGCCTGTAGAATCGGATTTGTCATTGAGCATCTCCTCCAATCGTTTCACACGGTTTTCCAGGCTGTTCACGTCCACCGGCGGCGCGGCCTGGTACGGGGTAATGGTGTAGGGTGTCAAAGTGGGATACCCTGCCCCATCTGTTGTTTTCAGCCACACCAGCGGCGCGGTCTCGTCCAGCAGCAGTGCGCTGGAATTCGGTGCCATTCCAAACGCCTTTGCGCCGTTCTCACCGCTCACCTTCGTGATGCTGCACGGCTGTAACGCCTGCTGCATCGTCTGCCCATAGGGGTTGCTGTAGGGGGTCTGCATACCGTAGTTGTTCCAGTACATCCCGCTCACCTCGTCTTTCTGGTTTCATTGTACTACAATCCATCCCGCGCCGTAGGACACCTCCGCGCCGCATTTGCGCCATCTTTACGCCAAAACAAAAAAAGCGGGCAGCCACTCAAAAAGTGACTGCCCGCTATACTTTTGCCTTCCCCCTCGGGGGAAGGTGCCGCCGCAGCGGCGGATGAGGGGCGGCTTATCCTGTACCGCCCTATCACCGCATCTTATTCTTAATGCTTCTCACATGCCGGTTTACCGTCCTCTCACAGCAGTTCAACTCGGCTGCAATCTCGGCATTGCGCCGTCCGTGCCGCCGCATATCTAGCACTTCCCGCTCATCGTCCGTCAGGCTGAATACAAGCTCGTCATACTCCGCCCGGTTCATGCAAAAATCAAACTTCATACAGCACCTCAAAACGGATTTTTCTTGCCCCACTGCTTGTTAGTTTTCGCCAGATACGCGCGCCGCATCTCGTTCGTCAGGTCCATTTCCTTCAAACGCGCTACAGCTTCGGCCTTATCGGCTTTGCCGTTGCCGTTCGTGTCGGGGATGGTAGCCCGGTAGTTTACCCAGTCGCGCAGCGCATCTGCGCCGTAGCTCTGGTAAATCTCTGCACCGGCCTTGTCGGCATACGTGCCGCCCTTTTCCGGGTACTTACCGTTCTTGTCCTTCTTGTAGTACGCTGCCAGATACGCCCTTGCAAAGTCGTCTCCGCTCAGGCCGTATTTCTGCATACCGTAACCGACTGTAAACTTGTCCGGTGTCTGGTCATCGTCCAGCGTCTTTGCCACAGCACTGTAAGCCTGCATGTAGGCGGTGACCGCCTTGTCTCCGGCAAGGTCTCTGATGTTGTGTACAGTGCTTCCATCGTCGGTGCTGTCTACAAAGTTGCTTACTGCATCATCACCGAACTGCGAATAGAGGGTGTTCCACTTCTCCACGGTGTTCAGTGCCGCATCGTCATTGCCGCTCGTCTCCCGCTTTTCATCGCGCACAAGGTCAGTGGCGTTCTTCATCAGCACATACTGGCTGAACCCTTCCGCGCCGCCGTTCCGGTATGCCTCGTACTCCTTCGCGTTCACACCGCTCACACCGTCACCCACAGCGGCCACGCCGCCGGCGGTCTTGGCTACCGTGTAGGCATCCTGCACAAGCGCACTCTGCTGGTCTTCCGGCAGCTGCAAAAACATACTGTTCTGCCGCAGCTCGTCAATCAGGTCATAGGCCGTCTGCCCGCTCGTCTTGGCGTACTCTGTCTTTTCCTCCGGGGTCATGTAATACCCTTCGCCGTCCACCTTGATTGTGCTGCTTGCCTTCTCCGGCAAGACATGGCTGTCGTCCGTACTGCCGTACAGTTCTTGCAGATACTCGTCAACCGGGGTAATGTTTTCGGCGCTCACATAGCCGGGGCTAAGCATGTTGTACGCACCGCGCAGGAACATCCCTTCCGCTGAATCGTCCGTCCCGTCAAGGCTCGCCTCTTCGCGGCCCCACTGGTCAATGTACGGCTCATTGTTCTTGCTCAAGCCGGGGATTTTATTCTCCATCTTGCGGATATTGTACCCAATATCCCGTTCGGTCTTTGTGTCGCCACCGCCGTAACTGCTGCGCCGGGTATCGTCCACCGTCCGCGCCACCTGTCCTAAAGCCGTAGGCACAAACTGGTTGGCGAAGCTGCCCAGTGCGCTTGTCGCAAGCGTTGCCAACTTGTCGTTGGAATCTGCATAGCTTACACTGTCCAGCGTGTCGTTCAAGCCTTGCAGCATCGTGGTTTCCAGTACGGGCTGCGTGATCTGGCGCATCTTGTCCAGCGTCTGCGTCAAATTAAACTCTCCGCCGTCTTCCTGGTCTTTAGCAATCTGCGCACCAATCAGCAGCGGCACGCTCGACGGGCTCGCCCAGTCCAGCGTGTAAGTCCCTTTCCCGGGTATTTTTACGGCATAATTCTGGTCGCCCAGCATTTCATTGTAGTTGTCGGCGCGGTCATCTCCGCTCGCACCGCCGGTCAGCATACCATTCTTGGCAAGCAAATAACCGGCACCCAAAATTGCTGTGCCTGTTACGCCCTTTGCTGCAGCGTCCATTACCCGCGTTGCACCCTGACCGGTTGCCCCACGGTAGATCGCTTCTACTGCTCCGCCGACGGGGTTGTACTCCAATGCGTTCTTTGCAATGTTGATGGGCGTTTTCTTAAACGGCAAAATGCCTTCCGTCACCGCATAGGCAATCTGCCCGGCAGGGCCATGCCTCCGCGTATCGTTTGAGAAATTGCGGAACGCCGTGCTCAAAAAGTTGTCCTCGTGGAATGTAGCTTCCCGCGCATCTTCAAGCGCTTGCGCCGCAGCCTGCCGCAGTACAGCCCGGCTGTGTTCATCCGTAGCGTCAAAAATGCTGCTGTCATACCCGCGTGCTTTTAAAAAGCTAGCCATGCTGTTGCCGAACGCGCTGCGCAAAAAGAAATTATCCTCTGCTTCCAGCGCGCCGCCGTTGATGTCACTTAAACGCCCGATTGCTCGCCCAACAGGCGTGGCGTAGGTGTTTCGTGCAGCCTGCAACCCGGTATCCATGTTCCAGCGGCCATCCTGATACAGTATGCTGTACATCTGGTTATCCGCGTAGTCTCTGGCGCGGTTTACCATTCGCCGTCCATCCGCAGTCAGCATTGTGCCGACAGCTTTTGTGCGTTCGTTCTGCGGCAAGGCAAGCTGCATCACGCCCGCAATATTGTCCTTTGCGCGCGTTACCGTGCCCATCATGACATTGCCCATCATGTTACGGATATGCGTGCGGCTGTTGCCAAGCATGCACAGGTAACGGATGTTATTCAGTCTGTCTGCAAACCCACGCGCAGGCATATAGTTTGCCATGCGCCCGTAAACACTCATCTCAAGGTCGTAGCGCTCACGGCTGTCCGGCATGTCCGAAATCCGGCGGAAAGTGTCAACGGCATAATCTAAATCTTCCTGACTTAAATCGCCGATGCCAAGGGCCTGCCGTGCAAATGCACCGTAAATGTCTTCAACAGTGCCGCCTGCCTGCAGTCTGGCTGCGGCAGCTCTGGCCTGTTCTTCGTTGATGTTTACGTTGCGCGCGCGGCCCATGCGTTGAATTTGCTCGGCCATATACTCAAGCTGGTCGCGCACATCATCACCGGTGTCCACGCCCTGACTATGCACAAAGGCCGTGAACTCATCATCCATCGGCCCATTCATCGTGTCGGCAACTTCTTGCGCTACATCGTGCAGCTGTTGACCCTGCCGCGTATTGGCAAAGCGGTCAACACTGTTCTGTGTGTACTGCTCAAACCGCCGGATTCCGCTGTATTCGTCAGGCTGCGCATATCGTCCGGAAACAAGCGCCTGTCCGGCCTTGCTCTGCCCGGCGCTTACGGCACGGTTGATATTCGCAATTTGGGCTTTCACTACATCGGCTTCCGCACTGCCTTCCGGGAGTTCTGCCAAACGCTGGCGCAGCTGTTCTGCCGCATGGCTGCCCGCGTACACATCGGAAGCATCCCATTGCCCATTCTGGATTTTCCTGTTCAGCTCATCTGCCACTGTGCGCCCGGCTCCGGTCACGCTGCCGGTCTGCTGCACAAGTACATCAAAATCCTGCGATGCCGTGTCCCTGCCCTCTGCCCGGCTGTAAACAGTGTGCGTCTGCTCGCCAATGCCAAGCTCTGCAGCGGCCTGGTCGTCCATATCTCCGCGCATAACACGCTGGTTCGCGTAGTCCTGGTTCAGCACTTCATTGCGGTTATATTGCGTGCTTTCCGCGCCAACAGCATGGGCAGGCACGCTCTCACTGCCGTTCAGCGGGCGGGCCGCAACGCTCTGTGCCCTACTGTCCTGCAAGGAAGCGGCGGCATCCGCCGTGTCAGTGCCGCCAAACATCCTGTCGTAAACGCGGCGGGTGTAGTCCGGCATATTGCTGTCAAAGCCCTGCACCTCAAGCCAGTCCGTAAAGTCCTCCGTGCCAGCCTGCCGCCCGGTGGGGCCGTCCAGAATCATGTCCCGGTAATAGTCTGCCGTCGCAGCCGCCTGGTCAGTATCCACCAAAGCCCCGCGGTTGCTGGCCGCTACAGCGGAAAGCAGGTCATCCACGCCGGAACCGCTCACACCGGTCCCCCTGTCGGCAAGCTCCATCAGGGCAGTGTCATACGGTAAACCACTCGTGGTAGAAAAATTTGTCCCGTTCTGGAAGTTGTACTGCTGGATGTTCTTCAAGCCGCTGGTATACAAAATATCCCCCGCCGCCTGCTCGTCCAGACGGATGGGGGTGCTTTTAAAGTAATCCCGCAGCGTTGCCGTCGCCTCGTCCACAGGCTCCGCAAAATCGCTGTCCTTCACAATGCCAAGGGCAATGTCCTTTGCTTCGTCTGCCATGCTCTCGCGCGTCGCGCCGCTCTGCATACGGCTGTACAAATCTTCAATGCGGCGGGTATAAACGCTGCGTCTGTCCTTGCCGGTTATTGATTTTGCCCATTCAGCCACCGTTCCAGCGTCCGGCGCATCAGGGCCTTGTACTCCTCGTCCGTTGCCATCCGCGGCGCTACCAAGCCCTGCTGTACCAGTCTGTCCAGCAAGCCCGCTTCCACCTCCTCCGGGTTGCGGTTCATAGCCTGCGCCAGTGTCAGCGTTGAGGGAAACGTCTGCTCGAACGCCTGCTCCCAGGTTGTCATTCTGAACACCTCCATTTACTTCATTGTAGCCGGCGGCGCGCTGCGCGTCAATCGGCAAACTGTCCGTATTTTGCAACGCAAGTTTAGCTTCATCGCCAATCTCCTGCTGGCGCTGCAACACAGCGCGGCGCAGCTGCTCAGCCTCTTTTTCCTGCGCGCCGTTCAAGTTGACCTGTCCGCGCAGCTCATCCAGCGTATTCAATGCGCTGCGGTTGGCTGCGTCTGGCGTGTTCATCTGCTGTATCTGCGCGGCAAGCCCGGTTGTGCCGTTGGCTTCCGGCTGCACAATGTTTCTTGCCGGTGCGGCGCTCTGCACATCCTGCACGGCATTGTCAGCTTGTTTCAAGGCATCCTGCGCGGCATCCCCTGCCGTGCCTTTCAGCCTGTTGAACAGCGCCCCGCCGATTTCCGGCAGCGCGTTCATCGCCACATTGCTTGCAATGTTCTTTGCAGTGTTGCCCGCGATCTCTCCGGCACTCTTGCCCTCGCTCACATCGTTCACAAGGCTCGGCAGGGTGTCCAGTGCAAGGTCTGCTGTCGTGTCGGTCAAAATGCGCCCCAGTGCATCACCGGCACCAGCGCCCAGTACATCCCCCAACACAGGGATTTTCTGTGCCTGCCCAACAACGGCATTGCCCGCCTTGCCCATCGTCTGCGCAAGAGGTGTGCCCGCCATAGCGGTGTTGAACAGGTTGTACTGCATCCCCTTGCCGACAATCGTGCCTGCTGCCGCCGCCAGCGGGTCATAGCTCTTTGCGCCCTCAATCGCATTGCTAAGCTGCGGCAGCTCGGCGCCGGTCTTATTCGCAATGCCCGTCAGCTTATCCACGCTCTTTGTCAAAAACGGCACACTGTCATACAACCCGGCTGTAAATGCTTGCGCAGTCTGCCCGGCACCGTTCATCTGTGCTTTTCCGCGCAAAGCACTGTTCTGGTTCAGCTCGGCATTCATGGCAGCCGTCTTTTTCGCGTAGTCCTCTTGGCTCAGGCCCTCTTTGTTTGCGGCAGTCTCAAACACCCGCTTCAAGCCGCTAAAGCCGGTGTTCTTCGTGCTTTTTTCGTACTGGTTTATTGCCGCCACTTCGGCACTCGTCAGCTTGCGTCCCGGGGCGGCCAGCTCGGCGCGGTAATCAGCATTGCTCTGCAGCTTTTTAAGTGCAGCAGCAATGTCTTCCTGCTGGCTCTTGTAGTCGTTGCGCTTGTCCTTTGCAGCCTGCGTCTCTGCCGCGCTTGGGGCACTTCCTGCGGCGGCGTAACTGCTGCCGATAGCTTTCCCGCCCCGCGTCACAGCGCGGCTCTGGGCGGGCTGTGCGGCGCTCTGGCGCTCTGCGTAGCTGTTCCCTCCGGGCTTGCCTTTATTGGCCCCTGCGTTGGCGGCGGCCTGTTTGTCTTTGAGCATCTGCGCCAGCTGCCCCCGCTTCTGCTGGGCGCGGTATTTGATGTCGGATTTTTCCTGTTCGCTGCCGTCATACCGGGCGCGGGCACTGGCGTTGCGCTCTGCATTTGTGCGCTTGGGGTCGTAGTTTCCGCCTTTATTTCTCGCAGTATCAGCACTGCCTGCTGCGTTGCCACCGGTACTCGCAGTGCCGCCGAACAGCGAATCCAGCGATGCCGCACTTTCCGTGTCGCCACCCGTGCCGGTGGTATTGCCGCCCTTGCCGGAAGATTTCCCTCTGGATTTTGCGGCCTTCGCCGCTTTCTTCGCCGCATACTGCTGCGCCTTTTGCTGCTGCTTGTACAAATCGTTTGCCGCGTCAAACTTTGCCTGCGCCAGTTTCATTTGCCGGTTCAAAACATCGTTGTTCAGGCTATTTTCAAGGCTTGCACCCTGCACAATGTTGTTCAGCGTCTCGGTGTAGCTGTTATGCAGCACAGGCAGCGTCTTGTCAGTGGCGTTCATGATGGCACTGCCCTGCTGCTGTGCTTTCCTCGTTGTGCTGCGGCCAGTGCCGACATTGCTGGCCTGCGCCGTCTGGTATCGGTTCAAATACGCATTCAGCAGCGCATCTTCACGACCATTCACTTTCGCCATAGCTCAAGACCTCCTGTATACAAAAGCAGGGCGGGATTCATCATCCCGCCGCACTTATCACTCGTAACTGTACTCCCACTGCCCGGTTGTCGTGTTGAATCTCTGGCGTAGCTGCGGCATGCTGGCTGCCATGTTTGCGTAACCCTGCATCAGGCTGACAAGATTGTTCGTGTTGTTTGCTGTCAGGTTCGCAAGGTTCGTCTGATACTGGCTCAAATCCGCTGCATCGCCGCTGGCACGCTGGTTTTCCAGCTGTGCCATGTTGTTCTGATAGGTGTTCGCAAGGCTTGCCAGCTGGTTCTGCCGCTCGGCTTCCAGCGCGTTGCGGCTGTTGTTGTAGTTGTTCAGCATACCGGCTGTCGTGGTCTCGCTTGCACCGCCGTTCAAGCCCTGCGCACTAAGCTGCTGCGCAAGGTTGCGCTGCTGCAACATGCGGTTAATGTACGCCTGCTGCAGGGCGTTGTCTGTGGCGCGGTTCAGCTCGCCCTGCCCGTACTCGTAGTTGGCTTTCTGCTGAGCGGCACTGCGCTGGTAGGCTTCCTCACGCGCTCTGCGCTGTGCCTCCTGCGCTGCGCGCATCTGCTCTTCTGCCCTGCTCTGTGCCTCTGCCGCCGCCTGCTGTGCGGCCTGCATCGCGCTCTGCATCTGGCTGATATAGCTGTTCATGTAGTTGCTGCTCTGTGCCGGTGCGCTGTAGCTTGCCGCCGCGCTCCCGCCGCCAGAGCTTCTGCCAGAGCCGCCGCCAGTGTAGCCGCCGCCAGCGCCGGCGCTGGGTGTCGTGTTCCTTTTTGCCGGGACCGGCAACGGCGTTCCGCCACCGGTCACTTTTTCAAAATTGTTGTACAGTGGGCCCATTGCTCCCGCAGCACCTTGTCCATTGTTTTTTTTGATAACTGGTGCCGGATACGTTTTTTTGATGGTATTCGGCAGCCCTCCGCCATAGTTCATAGTGTCACCCCTTCTTCTCGCTCTGCGTGCCAAAATAAAAGGCCACGACCATCGTCACAATGGTCATGACCGTGTCAGGCTGTAATTTCTCCCGCAGCGCCAAAGCCGCAAACACTGCAACGACAACCAGCGTCACAATGGTTTTTACCTTGAAAAGCGCGGCAATGTTTTTCAAAAAATCGCCCATTTATATGCACTCCCTTTCAGCCAATCAGATGATTTTGCAAAGCTTCCTTTGCCTTTTGCATCTGGTCAATGTTGTTCCCATCCAGATTGTGGTCAAGCAGGGCAAGCAATGCCTGCATGGTCACATGCTGCCCCTCGTCCATGCGGTCAAGCCGCAATTTGTCTTTTTTCAAGAATCCCTCCATGGCGTTCACCCGCTCTTCAAGCTTGGTAATGCGTTTGTCCTGGTCGGTCTTCGGCTTTTTTACGGCAGTGATTACTTTGCTGATGGCAACGCCCCCGGCATACAGTCCGGCAGCAGCACCCGCCGCGTAAATTAAAAACGCCCAGGCCTCCGCAAGTGTAAACGAAAATACATGCTGCATCGGCATCACACCTCCACGTATTTTGCATGATACGCCTTGTCGTTGTCCAGCCCGTACTTCTTGGCGATGAGGTAGAACTCCATCGCCGCAGCGTTCGGCAGGACGACGTGATCCAGCCATACCTCCTGATGCGTCTGCGCGGCGGGCTTGTCCACCGCCGCCTTATCAAAGCGCGTAAGGTTGAACTGGTTCACGACGGCCAGAAGACTTGCGGTATACGTCGGGCTGGTGGCCCAGCCATCGGCCCGGATGTACTCGCACGCCTTGTTGATGTCGGTACAGCCGACAAGGTTCGAGTAGCGCGGCATGGTCGTCAGCTTCTTGATGTAGTCCTCTACACAGGCGACCATCGTATCGTAGGCGCGGAAGCCCGCCGTGATGGTGATGTACTTGCTGCCGTCCCACTCCTTCGTGGCCTTGTTGTACACTCTGCCGCTCCAATTGCTGGCCTTGATGCCGAACAGGTTGTTTGCCTGCACGGCCAGTTCGCTTGTGCCGTAGGCGCTTTCCAAACAGGCTTGTGCAATGCACAGCGACGGCAGAAGATGCGCGTTCAGGCAGCGGCTCTGGCACTTCTCGGCCATGACGTCAATGAACGTCTGCTCCTGCGTCTTGGCGGGCGCAGCGTCGGCCACGTCGCCCTTCAAGCGCTTCGTGACCTGTGCCGCAATGTCCGGGAACTTGCTTTTCAGATACGGCCCGGGGCAAGCGGTAGCCGCGTAGAAGCAGTGCATCGTGAGCGAACCGTTCTTGTCGCCGGTGTAGATCAGCTCCTTGATGCCGTTGCGGCGGCAAATGTCGGTGCAGAGGTCGAGCAGCGCCGCATAGGCCTTGTCGCTGATGTGCCAGTCCGGCGCACCGCCGTCGTTGGCGACTTCGATAGTAATGGCCCGCTGGTCGTTCCACGGGCTGGAACTGCACCACGACCTGTCCGCCTCGTGGCAGAACAGCCCGATACGCCCGCTGGATTCGATGGCGTAGTTTGCGCTCATCTGGCGGGATGCTTTGCCAACGATAGAGCCGAAAGATTCAAGCGTCGTGTTACCAGCCATGTGATGAACGGTAATCTTGCTGATGGGCTGGCTCCGGGGCCGGTTGCAGTTTGGGCTGATGGCCGTGTAAACGGCCAGTGCAGAATCACTCATTCTCGTCCTCTCCCTTCCCGTTCGACAGCTCCTCGTCCATTTCGGGCGACAGGATCATTTCATCCTTCATTGGTTTCACTCTCCTTTTCGTTGGTGTCGTTTTCTTCGTTGGTTGTATTTTCAGCGCCGTCAACCTCCGGCACATCCGGCGTCTCCGTAACCTCGTCTGCGCTCTCTCTCGCATCCACCGCATCATAATACGCCTGCGCCAGCGCTTCCACCTCTGCAATGTCCGCCTCATCCAGCAGGCCGTTGTCGTAGTGCGTGTATGCTTTGTCAAGCCAAAATGCAACGTCACGTCCTGCTGCAATCTCTCGCTTGATGCTGCGCAGCGTTAAGTCGTGCCGCGCTTTACTCTTGATAGCCATTTTATTACTCCTTTCAGTTAATGGAAGCAACCGCTGCTTCCAAATCCTCAATGCGTTTAATGGGGTCTGCGCGTCCCGTCACAGTCACGCTGTCGGCATCGGTAAGAACGGTATTTGCACCCGCAAGCGCGGGGATGGGCTGTGCGCCTGTCGCGGTGAAGGGCACAGGCTCTGTCAGATTGTAGTATACTTGCACAGGGCTTCCTGCAACATACTGGGCGACGAGGTAAGCATTTAAGGCATTAGCATCTGGAAAATACTTGCTCATAAGTTGTGTTGTTGTGTAAAGATACTTTCCCCTCGAATTCCCACCAAAAGTATTAGCAGGAAAATGACTACAAGTTGTATCATAGCTATCGGCTATACCGGGTGCTGAATTTTGTGGTAGATTCCAATATCTATCACGCTGTGTAAACTTGTTGGTTGTCCCGTCCAGCGTCAGCGTTTTCCTCGTCTCTTTTCCATCTCCCGTCACCGCGTCCACCTCACCGCTATACACGGTTTCAGGCATGTTGAGCGTAATCACTTGATTATCCTCCTGCCTGGTAATCGTCACGCTGTCCCTGCCCTTGATAGGACGAATGTTTGCGTAAGGTGCATAGGCTGTTGCAGTCGCACCTTTCTCTATCTGCGGTTTTGCCGAAACATTATCCAGTGTGCCAGAGGCGGCAAAAAACAAGTTGGCATTTTGTATGTCATTCTCTACTGTAAATGTACATGGCTGTCCAACATTTTGTGCGGTAATCGTATCGTTTGTATCCTTATTGAGAATTGTTACACGGAAATGCGACATTGCGCTAATCGTGTATGTACCTGCAGGAAGTAAAAAATTATCAGAGTTGTAGTATGTAGTTCCACTTGCCGTTCCGTTTGCTGCTACGGTGCCATCGGGGGTTATTGTCCACGTCACTCCATAGCTCATGGCTTTTTCTGGCATCCATGCAGGATTAAACAGGTTCTTACCGCCACCTGCCGGATACGGCGTTCCCGTGCCTTCCTGCACCGGCTCCCAGCTGGCCTTTACCCCCAGCGGGTATCCCGCAACGGGGTAGCACACAACAGGGTTGCCGCTTTCTTCCAGCGGCGGGAAGAGCATATCAATGATGTGCTTGCTGCTCCACGGCTTGTCGCCAATGGTGCTGTCATCGGGCGTGATATTTGCCACCTGCTGTTTCAGCTCGGCCACCGCCGCCGTGTTCGCCACCACGTTCTCCACGCTTTCGGCCAGCGTGTTCGCGCTCTGCTTGGCGTTTTCCTCGGACTTCGCCGCAGCCTCGGCACTTCCCGCCGCCGCATCCCGGGCAGCCTCCGCGCCCTGCTGTGCGGTCTGGGCATCGTCCCGGGCCTTCTCGGCAGCGTTCTGGGCATCCTGCGCCGTCTTGGCCGCCGTCTGCGCAGCAGTCTGTGCCTTTACCGCATCGTCCCTGGCAGCCGCCGCAGCAGCCTGTGCCTCCTGCGCAGCCTGTGCGGCAGTCTCCGCCGCCGCTTTACTGGCCGCCGCGTCGCTGGCGCTCTGGCCCGCATAGTTAGCGGCAGCAGCCGCATTCTCCGCCGCCTGCTGTGCAGCTGTAGCATTCTCTCCGGCAAGGTAGGCCGCATTGTTGGCCGCTGTATTGGAATTCTCCGCCTCCTGGGCAGCCCGCTCGGCCTTCGCCGCCAGCGTATCCGCTGCGCTCTCACTGGCCTTCGCAGCCCTTGCCGCAGCCTGCGCACCTTCGCTGGCCACCTCTGCGTCCTCTGCACGCGCGTTGGCTCTTTCAGCGGCCTCATACGCACCGTCGCGGTACTCTTTGTTCTGTGTCACAAATTGGTTCCAGCGGTCATCTGTCGGCACAGGGTCGCTGTCCTCAAACTCGCTGTGGTTTGTGACCTTGAAGTTCAGGTTGGCCGAAATACGGCGCTGGTTGTTCATGCTGCCTTCAAAGACAATGCGCCCGGCAAACGTGTTTTCCTTCGTTGCTTCCCACGGCACATCCGCATAGCCGTCTTTGCCAACCAGCGCCTTGCCAACGACTTCGCCCTTCACGTTGAAGAACGCCGTAATGGTCAAATCCTGCCATGCTGCGTCCAGTGTAAGGTGCAGCTTTTCAATGCCGTAGCTGCCCCATGTGCCCAAATCCAGCATGCCGCCGGTGGAAGTGGCTTTGTACCCGGCGAGGCTGATTTCATGAATAATTGTATTCTCTGCCATGCTTTAGTCCTCATCTCATACGGTAACAATAAACTCCGGCGCCTAATGTATAAACAACACCTGGATCATGATTCGTTTTGTGGAAAATGTCATATAGGTAGGTTAGTGATGTTATCTGTGCCGTGCCGTTTCCGGCATAGGCTTCAATATTCAGCATATTGGCATTGCAGACATTTTTAACTGCATTGACATTTCCACAGCCGCTATAATGCGCCAGAAAACCGGGCTCCGGTATGCCTTGTGCAACCACTGTTGCCGCGTACTCCGGAATAGGGTTTCCATAGCCGTTTTGATACTGTATGACCAGATATAAATATTTGTCTTTTGTCCATGTTGCCGCTTTTACGCGGCCTCCGCCGTTGTGGTATCCTGCGGGGACTGCGTAAGAACTTCCCGGGTTTATGGTTGTGTCCACTGCACCCCGGTTCGGCATAGTCCCTTCTTTAAGCGTTTTATCCACAGCATAAAAGCTTTTGCCCGCCAGCACATTGTCAGCAGCAGCGGTGGCCTTCGCCAGCTTGCTTAAACCCAATCCACCGCCGCCGCTAAAATTTAGCTGTGTACCGTCATAGGTAAACAGCACCCATCTCCCGGCAACAATCGTATCTCCGTCTACGGCATCAGCCCCGCAGTAGGCAGGCACCACATTGCCATTGACAGAGAAAGTGTCCCCGCTTGTCCATGCTTCAGGAATCTTACATCTGCCCGTAGTACCGGAACCGGCCAGATAATAAACCGTGCCGGATTTTACGCAGTTCCACGTCTGCACAGTTACATTCACACCGTTGTTGCCCGGGTCGTACACCGATTTTGTCATGTCACCGGCACCGATTTCAAACGCCTTTTCGTTCAACTTTTTGTCGGCTTCCTCTTTGGTGTATCGTTCGTTTACGGCAGTCTCCACCTGCCCGGAAAGCTCGTTAAAGGCAGGCACAATAACCTCGCGGGAAAGCTCGTCCAAAATACGCTGCATCTCTGCTGTCGATACGCCCGGTATATCCGGCCTGCCAAGGTTCCCTTTTCCGGCGAGGTCAGTCTCTGTGATTTTTCTCATGGTATCACCCCTTATAGTTGCCGCCCTCTACATACTCGATACTGGCCTGCACAATGCCAAAGGATTCATGCAGCATGTCGTTCTCAAATCGGAAACTGCATTTGTCCACTCGCTTGATGCGCAGCTTTGAGTGGAATGTCTTCGGGCTTGTATCGTTGGAATAGCACAAATGTGAGTATGAAAGACGTGAATAGCTAAAGTAGCTCACACCGTTCAAA